GAAGGAGTTTGCCAACATGCCTGAAGCACTCAAAGCCCTGCTGCAGCCCCGCGCGTCTACAAGCCCGCAGGCAGCAGCCCCCGCCCAGCCATGGGCTATCACCTGTTGTGCTCAGAAAGTCATTGGTTACTTGCTGGGCTGGTTTTGGGGGTGCCTCGCGCTCGAGCACTTCGGCTTCTACCTCTTTGGCCGCAGCCACTCGCGCCTCTTCCAGCGCATCCAGGTCAAAGCCAAAGCGGGTCTGGCTGATCCGCAGCGCTGCCAGGGCATACACAAAGCAGTCCAGGGCCTCGTTGCGGCGCCCGCCTGCGTCCCAGCGCATTTCGCGCTTACCCTTCACCATCACGGGCTTCTTGCGCTCGGCGGTGATCTGCTTGAGCTCGTCTTCGTCGCACCAGTCCGCCAGCGGGAAGTGCACAGCACCCGGGGTTGGCTGCCATGGCTGCGTAACGCCTGCCTTCATGCGGGCGTAGATCAGCTCCTTGGCGTTGTCTGTGCCAACCTCGGTCTTGTAAATCTTGTTCTTGCGGCGCCGCGGGAAGTTGGCGATCGGCTTGCCGTAGGTGCTTGCCCCGAATATCGGGACAACCCAGCGCACGCCGTGCTTGATACTTTCCTCGGCAACCTCGTCGGCGTAGTGGCCGCCTGCGTCCCAGCAGATGCGCTCAATACGCATGGGCGTGCCGTCCGGCCGCTTGAACTCCCGCTTGATTTCGAGCGATACCTTGCGGCGCAGCTCTACGCTGGCAGGGTCACCAGTCAGGATGAACCGGCGGATAAGCCAGGCCTCTTCGCCTGCGCCGAAGGCCCAAACCCGGCCCTCGTAACGGTCATCCTGCGTATCAATACCGCAGAACAAGCCAAGGGCCTGTTCTGGTACGCGTTCGTAGCACGGGAACACTTCGCGGCGGCCGTACAGCGTCTCCCACTCCAGCCGCTCGCCTTGGTCCTCTTCCCAGACCTCGCCGCGCGTGGTGTTGATGAAGGTGATCAGCTTCTCGCGGTCGCCCTTAACCTTCAGCCAGGTGTCGACCAGCGACAGCCACGTAGCCCAGGTGCTGTAAATGGCCCAGCAGTAGAACGACACAGACCGAGGCGTGGTGATGGGCTCGCCATCAGCGTCAAACCAGTCGTAGGCGTCGCGGGTCCATATCCCGGTTACTTCGCAGACCCAGCGGCCCTGCTCGGATGCGGCAACCATGTCCTGGTGAAAGAAGATCGAGCTGCAGTGCTCGCAGCAGTACCAGGCCTTTACCGCCTCGCCGAGTTCGTTCTTCTCCCACTTGAGGCCGTATGCGCAGTCCTTACCGCCGAACTTGAGCACCTGCTCTTGATGGCAGTGCGGACAAGCAACCTGAAAGCGCAGCCGGTAGGGTGACTCGGATGCAGCCTTGGTGATCTGGCACTGGCCTTCACGGCCCGGTGTTGACCCCCTGATTGACTTGGGGTAGACCGCGCCATCCAGGCGCTTATCGCCGAGCGTTACCGGGTCACCCTCGCCCTCAACATCCGCGTCAAACTTGGACAGCTCGTCGTAGATGACTTCGTCTGCTGACTTCTCGCGGTAGTTGCGAGCCGCCTTGCCACCCCTGATCCAGAGGTTGCGACGGTTGGCAAAAACCTTGTTGTCCAGTGTGTTGTCGCTGTGCTTGCGACCAAACCACGGAGCCAGCGCGAGCAGCACCGGCACGTCACGAATCAGTCCGTTGACGTGGCTCTTGCTGATGTCTTCGGCGTCCGGGTCGGTCGGCGACCACATCATCACGTTGCGGCGCTTGTGCTGCACCTTGTAGCCGATGTTTGCCATCAGCAGCTTGGTGTAGCCAATCCGCGCCGACTTAACGAAGTTCACGACCCGGATCAGGTCGTTGCCCATCGCATTCAGGATCGCCACCTGAAACGGCGCCGTCTTCCAGCTGCCCTCGTTGTACGAGGACTCGGCCGACATGTAGAAATGCTTGTCAGCCCACTCCACCGCCGTCATTGGCGGCTCTTTGTACAGCCCCTGCAACCCTAGCCTGACCGCAACTCCAAGATCACGTGTCCAGGGTTGAGAGGTAGTCATCGAGGATTTCCGGTATCTGATCGCCAAAGTCCGTCGCGGTGTTTCGGGCCAGCGCGATCTCGCGCTCGAAGGACTCAAGCACCCGGGCATCAACCTCTGGATGACGGCGGCTTACTGTCTTGCACACCGTCTCCAGCCTAGAGCCGATCTTTGCGGAGATCTGGGCCAGCGCGAACGTGGCAAACGCGACCGGTACCAGCTGCTTGTCGGCGATCTGGTTCTTCTTCTCCTGGGCGTCGGCCTGGGCCTTGGTAAGCCTCAAACGCTCTTGTGTCAGCTTTGCTTCAGCGAACGGGTCGACACCTTCTGCGCCAGAGTCATCAGGTTGGTGTTTCTTGAGCGCGTTATCGATGCGGTTTTGCACTACATCCTGCACCCTGAAAAACGACTCGCGACCGATCTTCGCTATCGGCTCAACGCCCCATTTATCAAAGGCTTGCGAAGAAATGCCGAGGCTCTTCGCCATGTCTGATTTGTTTAACCAGCCCGGCTGCTTGGTTGTTTCGTTTTTGGCCATGACTAAACAACAACCAACCTCCGAAAAAAGCTCATACATAGTTTGAGCGCGGGGCCCGAATTACCCTCAATGGCACCCCCTCCCGGGAGGACCCAAAACGCACCATCGTGGTGCATCACCTCCGTCGGGTGGCGATGGCCTGAGCCAGAGCCTTCTCGAACTCGATTGGCAGGGTGTCGTTCGCCACCTTGCTTGCCACCCCGAAGAAGTCGAGGCGTTTGGTGTAGCTGGGAGACCTGCCGAATACCAGCACCATCGCAATACTGTTACGGCTGCCCTTCCCGTAGCGCTTGCGCTCAGCGACACCGATAGCTTCACGCCCTCGCCTGATTACGAAGTAGCGCTCACCACGCTTGGCCCTACTGCGGTCGCTGTCGGTGCGGTTAGCGTTGTAGCCTTCCTCGCTCCAGAGCTTGGCGCCGGAGAGGATCTTGGTCAGCTGCCCGCGCTTGATGTTGCCGTATTGATCCAGCGGCGCTGCCTCACCAGGCATGACGAACTGGCCCGGGCCAATCACGCCGCGCCGCTGCAGTACACGCTCGATGCCTTTGTGGTTGCGTCCGCCACCATAGATCTGCGGCTCAAGCCAGCGAATGGCTGACCTGTCGCTTCCCCACTTACTCTCCGCTGTGCCAGTCAATCTGGCTTGCTGCTGGCGGTACTCACTGACCCGGCCGTCATTGATCCAGACCTTTGCGGTCATCTTGTCCTTGGTGGCTGGCTCAATGAATGGGCTGTTCAGGGTGGCCCGCGTCGGCCTATCGAACGACACCGCGATCTCATCGCGTATCGCACCGGCCACTGTCTGTGCTGTGCGCGTTAGTGCCAGAGCTGCAGCGAACGGCAGTTGCTCCCGCTCCAAGCGATCGAGTGTCAGCAGCCGCTCACGCAGGCCAGTGAACTCGACCTTGATCATTGGGTCAGCGCCCCAGCGCCTCACGAATCTCTTTGATCATGTCCACCAGCGTGGTGCCTTGGCGCTTGTCGGCATAGGCAAACCAGGCGCGCACGAACACCCATGCCGGAAGGCCGCACACGAAGTACAAGCCAGCCAGGGCGACCGATCCATTCCAGTGCTCAGCCCACACATGCAGGCCCAGCCACTGCACAACGCCAGCGCCCCCGCATACCGAGGCGATTACGGTGCAGATCAGCGCGACAACCCACTCCCGGCGACTCTTGGGTTGGGTCATGGCCATGACAACGATGGCCGCGAAAGTAGCGCCAAACAGGAAGCCGGCGACTTTGGTCAACGCGAAGCCGCCAAGCGCCGTGGATGCCGGCTCGCTCATCTGGTGATTCCTCATGGTGGATAGTCCCGGGCGTGGCCCTTTTGGCCGTCCGTGGTGGTGAATTTCAGGCATAAAAAAACCCGCCTCAGTGGACGGGTTCTTTCGAGCGATAAAACCGCAATGTAGGCACAAATTAACTATTCCATGGCGCCACGTCAACACCAGAACACAACATCTTGTGTTTAGGCTGCCTGTTCCACTCGGTCGATGCTCCCTTCAACGTATGCCCTGCCAGCCAGCAGCAGCTCGGCAACCTTCTTGCGGTGGATGCCCAGGACAATCCCGACGCCGTGCATCGTCCTGCTGGTGCAGTAGTAAATCCGCAGGCAGTCCGCCATCTGCTCATCGCGCCGCCACATGCGGGCGACGATAGCATCGATCATCATCGCCTCATCGTCAGTGATCACTGGTGCTGGCACCGATTCCTGCGCCACGTTATCCCGCATCAGGGCAAACATCGGGCTGGTGTACCGCGGCACCCCGGCCTGATGCCAGACCCAGCGCCCCCAATTGGTCAGCAGCTCTTCTGCGTCTCGCTTTGCCATGTCAGCCCCCTGCTGTAGTTTTCTCAATCGCCCGTTTCAGTTCCCGCGTCTTTTCCCGGTACTTGGCCTTGATGGCCTTCAGGTCTTCGATGGTGTAGCGCCTTTCGCTCTGGTCCGACTCCAGCGCCTCGACAGCTTCCAGGCCAATCCGCTTAATCAGGTTGATCCGGTAGTCCACTACGTTGCCTGACAGAAAGCGGTTGTCCTGCTTGCTTTGCGCGTGGCAGTTGCGCTCATCAAATCTTAGGTGTGGCGCTGATCCGCGAGACCTGTAGTGCCCGGCATCCACTGCGTTGGCGGTCCAGTCCAGAGGCTTGCCGCTGGATATGCACGGATGGCCTGCAACGCGGTCGCGCCACCGGATGAACTCGTTAAATGCCGCCTGAGTCTCGCGAAGATGTTCACCCTTGGACTTGAGGCGCTGCTTTGCCTCCCGGTTTTCCCTGCGCTCGCGCCTAGCCTTGGCCTGCCGTGCCTTCTCGTTCTGCTGCTGGGCCAGCTTCAAGCCACACAGGCCGGTGCACACGTTCTGCATTGGGCGCTGGGCCATGTATTCGGTCTTGCAGACCTTGCATTTGCGTTTGCGGGGCTTGAAAGTGGATAGGGTCACTCGCATGACTCCTCTTCTGCTTCTTCGCGAAGGGCGTCAATGGCGGATTGCGGAACCAAGTAGCCAACATTACGCAGAAGCTCCACCCGATTAGCGCAGGCGCTGGCATCAGAATCGATGAAGTTCTTGCCGTCATAAGGCAGGCCGATAGGCACGCTTTCAGATGAATCGATAATCGCCATGATCTTCTGGTGCCGCTCCATCCAGGCTTCCATGTGATGCAAGTCAAACGGTACTTTTTCTGGCAGAGGCTCTTTGAAGACCACCCGAGTGCCGGCGACATTGGTAACGAACCCGCCGCCCACGCTCTCGTAGACGTAGAGGTCGCACTGAAAGTCGTCACTACTCCATCGGCAATAGCTCATGCCGCCTCCTCGCTCAGCAGGTCGTCCAGATAAACACCCTGCGCCCTCAGCTTGGCCGCAACGCGCTCGGTGTACTCAATGCCCTGCTTGCGATCGAACAGGCGCGTCACCGGCAGCCCTTCCGGCCCGGCCACCGGGTGACCGCCCATCAGCTCCAGCTTTTCCTCGTAGCTGAGGTGGGCGAACAACCTGAACCAGGTGGCGTGAAAATCCGGGCTGTCGCGCAGGAGGATGCGGACACCGACCTCCAGTTTGCACAGCTTGCGCACCTCTTCGGCGTCGCCGGCCTCGATCATTTCAGCGGCGCGCTTGTACATGCCGAACCAAAGCGCATTTTGATCAAGTGTGCGGTCTTTGCCGGTGCTGACGGTCAGCTTGACGTACTTGTGCTGGCGGTAAAGCGCGGTGATCCGGGATATGCATTCGGCCAGCTTCGCCGGGCCATTGACGACGAGACGGTCAGCCATGAATCCTCCCGATTGCATAAGCAAGACCAACACAGACGCCTACGACGAACCCGCTATCGCTGTAGGTCGCGATTCCGCCAAGGACTCCGGCAGCCAATACCGCAAGAACATCACCCACAACTCACCCCCTTAACTCGCTCCACGCCAAACCGTGCGTGACAGTCCGCCGTGACGATTTCCAGCGTCACCGGCTCTGGATAGATCACGCTGCCGCCGGTCCCGTCGTGCAGCTCAAAACGGAATAGGCGGCTCATACCGGCAGCTCCGCGATGATCACCAGGATCAGCAGTGACAGCAGGAGCCAGCGGGTGGCGGCGTATCGGTCTGCCTGCTTGTCGTCGCTCATGCATCCACCAAACAGCCATGGCGCACTTCCTTCCGCGCCCGGCCTCGCTCAAGGGTCAATGGGTCTCGGCTTGATACAACCCAGCCGTTCTTCAGGTACTGGTCGACCAGGTGGCGTAGGTCGAGTTGGGTGCGGTGGTTTTTGGTCACCATGTCTCATCCTCCTCGTATTGGCGGCCGGAGAAGCTGACAAACCGGGCGAAGTTGCCCTGCTGCTGAACAAGGCATGAGCCCTTTTTCATCTGGCGGCCCTTGTCCAGAATCAGCTCGGTAACGCCGTTCTTGCCCTCTTCGGTTTCTTCGTCGCGATGCACCAGCAGCACAGCATCGGCGTCCTGCTCGATCTGTCCTGAATCGCGCAGATCGCTTGCCATCGGCTTTCCGCCCTTGCGCTTGGTTACTTCGCGGTTGAGCTGCGCCAGCAAGATGATCGGTATGCCAAGTTCTTTGGATAGGTTCTTGATGGCGGTCGAGATGGCGCCAACGGCCTCGGAGCGGCTGCCGTAACCGGCACCGGTCTTGATCAGCGTGAGGTAGTCGATAACCACAACGTCAAGGCCGTGCTTGCTCTGGACCTGACGGCAGATGCTGCGGATTTGCGGAACGCCAAGGCCTGGCTTGTCGCACAGGTACAGTTCCTTGTCCTTGGCCTTGCACACCGCATTGGTCAGCAGTGGCCAGTCATTATCGAGCAGCTTTCCACTGTCCATGCGGCCGAGGTCTACACCGCCCAGCGATGCCAGGCTGCGCAGCGCCAGTTCTTCCTCTGGCATTTCCAGGCTGAATACCAGTCCGATCTTCGACAGGCTGGTCGCCGCATGCTGGGCGATCTGCAGGCCAAGGGTGGTCTTTCCGCTGCCGGGGCGACCGGCCACGACCAGCATCCACTTTTCGCGCAGACCACCGCCCAGCAGCTTGTCAAGGTCCGGCAGGCCGGTTGATATCTTCGGCAATGCCGAATCGGTGAACTTCTCGTCGATGGTCTCAATAACGCCAGGCAGCACCGCATCAAGGCGCTTGTATTCCACGTCATCGCCCTGCAGGTCGCGCAGGTCTGCCATGGCCTGCTGAGCGTTTGCGATGATTTCAGCCAGTGGCTTCAGGCTGCCGGTGGACTCCTTGATACTCTCGGCCACCTCAACCACTCGACGCAGGATCGCGCGTTCTTTGACGTGCTTGGCGTAGGCTGCCCAGTTAGATGTGCTCGGCACGTCCTTAGCCATCTGGCCGGCAAACGCGATTGTGTGCGCGCCGCTCGGTAGCACGGGGTGGCGAACGCCGACCGTTACCGGGTCCAATGGCTCGCCAGCAGCGTGCGTTTCAATGATGGCGTTGAACAAGGCGGCGCACTCGAGGTCGTAAAAGTCCGCAACCTGCAGCTTGCTCGTAATCTCGTCGAACAGACTCTCATCCATCATCAGCGCGCCCAGCACGCAATACTCAGCCTCCAGGCTGAACAACTCCCGGCTCATGCTTCACCTCGGCGCGCAGATTCCCAGTCGAAGGCGACCGCTTGGCCGCCGTTTTGCCGCAACCGATCCATGGCGCGCTCACCCACCCATTCCTCCAGCTCTTCGGGCGGCAGGTTCGAGGTGATGATGGTTGGCAGCATCTTGCGGTAGCGGATATCGATGATGTTGTGCAGGGTCTGGCGCTCGAACTCGGTGTTACCGGTCGCGCCAACCTCGTCCAGCAGCAGCAAGTCAGGCGCGGTCACCTCAGCCAGCACGCACTGCTCGGTCAGTTCAGCGTCACGGGCAAAGCTGGCCTTGAGCGCCGCCAGCAGATCGGCAACAGCCACATACAGCGCAGTCGCCCTGTGCTCCGTCACCACGGCCCTGACGATGGCGCAGCCAAGATGGGTTTTGCCGTTGCCGTAGTTGCCCACCAGCAGCAGGCAGCGGCCCCGATCCAGCGAATCGGCAAACCCATCCACGTAATCGCGGCAGGCACCAAGCACGCGCTGCTGGCCGTCGTGGTCGGTTCGGTAGTTATCCAGCGTGCAGGTCCGGAAGCGCTTCGCGATGCCGGTGGCAAACAGCTTGGCGTTCAGGTTCGCCCAGGACTCCAGCTCGACAGCGGCGCGCTGCTGCTCGCCCTCTTCGCCATGCTTGGCGTCAAACCGACACCGGGGGCACCCCATCACGCGCGGCTCACCGTCGAATGCCTCGACCAGGGTCCGATCGTATTCGCCATGCAGCTCGCACACGTCCAGCCGGGTCTTGATCCGGGGGTGCAAGCCAAAGTTAGAAATTGGCACGGACCACCCCCAGACGCTTGTTCTCGTCCGCTCTGGCGTTCAGCTCGGCAGCGTTGATCTTGGGCAGGTTGTTGAACCGGGACTTGGCCGGGAACTGGCTCACGTTGCGATCAGCTCTGGCGTTGCGAACCCAGTTGCGCCACGTTGCCTGCCAGTCCAGCTTGGCCGCGTTCTTGGTCGCAGCGTGCCAGTGGTCGGCAAACTTCTCGGCTTCACGCCGTATGCCAGCTTCGCCCAGTTCTGGTCGGTCGCTCATGGCCCAGTCAAACCAGTCATCAGGCAGCGACCAGTTCTCAGGCAGGCGCTTGCCCCGCTTCGCCTTCTCGGGTTCGGGTTCAGCAGGTGGTGGCGCTGCGTTAGCGGCGCAAAGGTTTTGACTTTGGGTTTCTTGGTTCTTGGTTAGTGGTTCTTGGTTAGTGGTTAGGTGGTGATTCGTGCACGATTCGTGCTCGACTTGTTCACGCTTTGCCTTCCTTGAGGCCTCTCTCTCCAACGCAACCTGACGATTTGTCTCTGCTCGCGCATGGTATTTGGCCACCTCGTCCGCGATGCGCTGCTGCACATAGCGGCCATCCTCCAGAGTGAAAAACTTGCTCAGAACGAACTTAACGGCGGCAACTTCTTCGTCAGATCGCGCCCAGCACCAATCAATAGCCTCTTCCTCGGTCGGAAACGTCTCGCGGTCGTAGCAAGCATCCATGAGCAGCGTGTAAACGCCGTGCTCCAGTATGCTCAGGCGGCCGGCCTTCTTGTGGTAATCACCGATATTGCGTTTGAAGTAATGCATGTCAGATCTCCAGCTCGTCGGTGACTCGTTTGATGAAGTCGTCATAGCTCTCGGCCATGGCGATGCCGCGCCGCTCCAAGTCTTCGCGGAACGCCTTGGCGGCGCCGTACATAACCCAGCGGTCTCGCTCATCAAGATTTCGGAAATGGGAATAGCGCGGCCAAGGGCCGGCAATGACCGCCGTGGTTGGCGGCTTGGGGTTGATGGCGTCGATCAGGTGTTCCATAATCAGCCTCGTCTATTGCTGTGAAATGGGCGCGGCTGCTACCGCGACCAACGAGGCCCGGAGGTGATCTACACAATCACGCCGGGCCTTTTCTCTTTCCGCTCCACGACAGAGCGCAACGCGCTTAGCCGCAGTCATCGCGAAGTGTTTGTGCTGTGCCTTGTTCATCAGCCCGCCTTCACGGCATCAACCAGCACATCAATGCTCTGCTTGGCCTCACCGGCTTCGCGCAGGATCTTCTGTCGCTCGATCTGCGATACCCGACCGTCATCCAGTGCATCGGTAACCGCTCGGGTCACATCGGCCACCTCGGCGCTCATGTGCAGCAGCGCGCTGGTCAGTTCCTGAGCCGCTGGCTTTTGTCGTGCCACCAGATCAAAGCCGAACGCATCAGCCAGCGCGGCAAGCGGGCGCATGTCGCCGCTCAGCGCCAGAATCTGCAGGAACTGTTCAAGGTTCAGCCTGTGGGTATCGTCATTCGGGTTTACGCGGTTCAGCAGGCTGGTGTGGCTGGTGCCCATTCGGTGCGCCAGTTCCTTCGGGCCTACGTCCAATACCGTTTCGTGAACCGCTCTCAGCACTTCGTCCATGCTCGGGAAACCTCTGTTGGTTTGTCGTGGCGGCATGGCAAAGCCCCTGCCACCATGTAATCGTGGTCAGGCGGCTACCAACTCGGGCCAGATCACAGCCCAGTCGTCAGGACGAAGTTGTTTGCGGGTGATTCGCCCTTCCGTCACAGATTCAAGGCGGGCCGCAACCTCGGGAGACGCCGGTCGGTAGCCGTAGCTGATCTGTCGCAGGTGACCGCGCGTCGTGCCGGTAGCCAGCACGTCTTCATCGTTCGCGGATTTGAGCCAATCAAGCAGCTCGGTGTGCTTTGTGCGCATTCGGGTGTCCTCCTGTATGCGCACAGATTAGCGTTTGCTAATGCGGCTCGCAATAGCAAACTGCAATTTACCGTTTGCTAACTGGCGGGCAATATCGGGGCATGGAAATGAAAGAGCGCCGTAAGCGCACCCTCGCCAGATTGATTGGCGACATGAGAACCAAGGACTTTGCAGAGCAATACGACCTGGATGCGTCGTACTTGTCGCAGATCCTCAACGGGCATCGCGGAATGGGCGAGAAGGCCGCGCGCACAATGGAAATAAAGATCGGCCTGCCGGAAGGGACATTCCTTCATCCAGTCGTAGAAGGGGTTTCCGGCGAGCATGGAGACAGCCAGGGACAGGAGAGCAACGTGATCGCTGCTGATTTCACAAAGAAAGGACTGCGCGACGGCGAGCTGCGCATAACTCAATATGACCTTCGCGCTGCCATGGGGAGCGGACAGCTCCCGGCCGACTACCTGGACGTGCTGCGCGAGATAACTATCCACCGCTCGTTCTTCGAGTCCGCTGGCGTCAGCTACACCAGCGCATCAAAACTGGCAGTAGTCACCGGGTGGGGCCAGAGCATGGAGCCGACCATCAATCACGGCGACCCGATCTTCATTGACTGCGGCATCACCGATTTTGTCTCTGATGGCGTGTACCTGCTCACCTGGGACAACCTCGCCTACATCAAGCGCGTCCAGAAGGTCAGCAAGACCGAGCTGAAGATCATTTCGGACAACCGCAATCACGACCCATTTGTCGTCAATGCCGAGGACGTGATCTTCCACGCCCGCGCCATCATGGTCTGGAACGGCAAAAAGCTCTAATGTTCGGCTTCCGCTTCTGGCAGGCCCTGTTTGAGGGCAAGCGCTGGGCGAGACGACAGCTGCTGGAGGCGGTGGTGGTGCTGGTGGTTTGTGGGGTGGTGATTGGGTGGGTTGTGATTGGCAGGCAAGCCTGAAAGGAATAGTTTATGGCCAAGGAAAAAACGATCCCGTACGAGGATGTCAGGCGGGTTGTAGATCAACCTAAGTATTGGCCTCGCGGAATGCTTTTTAGGTGGAAATCGCGCTCACCAAAGAGGATGCCGAAGCCGATGACGTTCCGCGCCCCTCTTGCAATCGATGAGGCCCAAACTCGGTTTGCGGAATCATGCTTCGTAGAGCTCTACTTCAAGAACTCTCACATCCCTGGTGTGCCGCCAACCATTTCAATGTCGCTTGTCATAGATAACGCTAGGACAATTGCCATTGATGATAACGGCAAAGGCAAGCATCTTAATAAGGTCGGCGCTGGCATGCCTTACCACATGGAAAGGATCGGTTTTCCTCATATCCACATACCTATTATCGAGTCCAGCTACGGCTACGCGGAGCCGCTGAAGCCTGGTAGCGTCCAAGTATTTTGGGAGCTATTCTTAAAAGAATCTAATATTATCGGCGCGCCCCGGATCGACCTACCAATGTCGGGGCAATCGGAGTTGAACCTATGAACTGCGCACAATTGAGCACCCAGCTCGGGTTCAGATGCGAGCCGGTATCGGATGAGATTTTCTACCTAGAGTCGCCTTTAACGCTGGCTTTTGATGGTCAGTTGATTGGGGCGTACGTGCAGGATATCGGGCGCGGCGAATACCGCATCAGCGATAACGCAGACACCATCTATTGCGCCATGACCCATGGCGTGAAAGCCACAGCCGAGCGCGGCCGCAAGCTCTCGGAGATTGTTGCTGATACAGGCATGGAGCTTTCGGATAACGGCGAGATATTCAAAGCGTGCCGAGACGACCAGCTTGCCTATTACCTGGCTCGGTTTGTTGAGGCGGCTTCTAACGTCGGATTTGCCTGCAGCAATATGCGCCCTGCGCCTGTCTCGCGTTTCGATAACATCGTTCGAGACGCCTTGCGTCCCAAGTACGCAGCCAGGCTGAAGACTGACTACAAAGTGATAGGCGCAAGCGGGCATCAGCTCGTTCTTCCGTTTGCTCTGGAGGTTGTCGGCGAGGCACCAATGCTGATTCAGACAGTGCCGAACAAGGACGGTAAAATCGACTGGAACATGGTTTACCGTGCGGTCGGCAAGCTATTGGACATCAAAAACGCGCATCACGAGTCTAAGCGCAGGGTCATTCTCGAGCCAGGCGACGAAGACGAGAACCAAAAAGCTGCCGCCGCACTTTCCGATGCCGCTGAAGTGGTTTTATACACCGGCCCGGATCATTTGATAGAGGCTCTGGCAGCTTAACGTCTCCCAGCCCAAATGAAGCCCGCCCCGAGCGGGCTTTTTTGTGCCCTATCCAAGCCCACTTCGGCGGGTTTTCTTTTGCTTGCGTGAAAATAATTTAGCATTTGCTATTGCGCAGCAAATTACACTTTGCTAATTTAAATCCCAAGCCAGCACCAACGGCCAGGGCCAGACCCGACGTTCTTTCACAAATCAGGATCTGCGCAAGGTGATCCCCGAAAGGGTACAGAGCGCACTACAAACTTCACCTTCCATGCCAGCTCTGGAACTGGCCGTGACCCGGCATGCGGTCACGCGAAGTCACGCAGGCTGATCGGCAATAACCCAAACGGTACGGGTGCGCTGATCCGAGATATGAATCCAGCAAGAAAGCGTGATGGAGACTGGTTGTTTCCATTCTGGAAATACCCGCCAAGCCCACCGTGGCGCAAACGGAGGCAGATAGACAGATTTCCTCATGCACCTGCTATGCGGGTGCATCGGGAAGCACAACAGGAGATCGACATGAATCTTTGGATTGAGTGGGCTGTGAGCACCTTTTGCGGCTTGCTGATGCAGCAAAAATACTGCCCCGTATGGAATGCGAAGCTGAACCAGCTTCTCGAAAAATATGGCGATAGCGCAGCTCTTTCGGTGCATACCGTGCTACTCGGCGATTGCGAGGTCTGGGTTGCAAACAGATTCTATTCGTACGGACATATTTGGAGCGTGGATGGTGCGCTGACAGGCATCGACATGCGCAGACCTTCTGTAGCGACGATGGTTCGCCTCGCGGCTCTGCATGACCGGCTTGCGAGAGAGGCGGCAGCCAGGAAGCGCGAAGAATACCTGGCCGCAATCAGATCAATCGAGTAAGGCGACGACAGGAGGCTGATGTGAACACTGACATTGATTGGGACTTCTTCCCAGACACACCGCCCGGCCCTGCCCTGATTCACGGCGCGGCGCACTTTACCCGGCTGGAATGGGTTGAAGACGTGCGCATGGTATGCCGAGGCGGCCGCCCTCTTCCGGCGATCACCCATCACTACCGGGTAACAGGTCACGGCGTCCGGTGCGGATGCAATGCCAAGCACCACGTCTGCACCAAGCATTGAGCACGACGACCCCAGCCGGCGGAGGGGCATATATCACCGGCAGTCAGGGCGCGGAGTCCTACGCTTGAACATCCGCCCGCGTGACCTGGTACCGCTCCCTCTGGCGGTATATCCAGAGGGCATCTGGAATGAGCTTGATTCGCCTCATGGTGGAGTAAGCGCGCAGCGAGCCGACTAGCTATCGGTCAGGCTCATTCCAGATGCACTCGCATCGTTTCGTATCACGCTCCTTTGCCCCGGTTCGCCGGGGTTCTTTTTCCCATTCCTACCCAGCGCCCAGAGGCATGCACGCTATGCCTGTGGGCGTTCATTTGGAGGTCAACATGATCCACGGACAGATTTACCGCGACCAAACGGCGTATGAGCTGGCGTTGCCGCCCGAGCAGCCAGAAACGCCGGACATGAGCAACGAGATAGACGAGCTGATGGTGGGCTCTGATACCGAGCTGGTCAGCTACGCAGCATTCAAGCGCTGCGCCGATGAGGAGCTGTACGACCTGGTGCCGGACGGCTTCTGCGTCGACCTGATCCTTGCCGCCAGCCGGTCAAGCGACCTGACCATTCGCAACATGGCTAAGGCGGCCCGCAAGGCCTTGGAAAATCACGCCGGCACGATGCTGGATGCCGCATGGGAGAAGGAGCAGGGACGTGACTGACAAAGACAATGACGGGCCAGACTGCACGCGCGCAGAGGATCTTATGAGGGCGGTGTATGAACTGGCAACTGCAACACGTTGGAATGATGCGCCGCAAATTGAGCGCATGATGTTCCGCGCTGGGTTCAATGCTGCAAAGGCGATCTACACGCCTAAAGCCGACGCCATGCTCAAGGAGCGCGCCAAATGACCGCAGCAACGACTTCTAACCCTATGTTCTGGCGCCCTGTGAAGCTCACCCGCGAGCAGGGCTTTCGCGTCATTGAACTGCGCAAAGCGTTTCTCAAGGCCGGCGCGAAGCGCGATCTGAACGACTTGATCGTCGCTGGCCGCGAGGAGCTGCGCCAGCTGGTCGACTGCGGCGCCATCTGCCAACGCGAGCATGACGATCTGGAGATGGAGTACAGCCGGTTGTTCTCGGCTCGCCTGCTCCAGTTCGTTCCGCTTAACCAGCCAATCAAGACTGCGCCTGCGGCCAATGAGCCGGTTGCGGAAGAGCCCACACCGCGCCGCCGCATCACATGGCGCACAGCTGCTCTTGTCGCTGGCTCCCTGTCCCTTGGACTGGTGGCCGGTATCTACATCGAAGAATGGCTGGGCGCGCTGCTGACTGCGGCGTGCCTGGTATTGGGAGGTGATCAGTGAGCAAGCCTGTCGATTACCGGGCAAAGGCCGCAGACGCCTGTGTTGCTTTTGCGTCTGTGCTCGACGAAATCCAGTCTATCAAGCCAATGATCGCCGCAGCTTTGGGCAAATGCGAAAAGCCTTTCGAGAAAGTTACCGGCAGCATTGGCGGCGTTCCGACCACTGAGGAGCAAACGCACCTTGGGCGCTACTTCGACAACGGCGGCAGGTTAGATACCGGCTGGTGGGCAGGCGACGAGCCTGATGACAACCACGATAGCGACATCAGCGACTGCCCTGCATGCCTAGAGGCTTACGCGCTCTGCATTCGGCGCAAGCGGCTTCGGCAGAAGCGTGGCGTGGCGCTTCGATCTGTCCGCTACTACGGCCGCAAGGCCAAGGAGCAATCCCTATGACCACCCTAACCATCCCCAGCACCACCGACGACCTGATTGCAGAGATTGAGGCGGCGATGGCCAATGCCACGCCGGGCTACTGGTATCAATCAAAAGGCATCGGAGTTGTCGTTGACCACAACGACTGCGGGGTCGTGTGCGAGACGTGCGAAGACAACCCGGTCGACGCCATCTACATCGCAGCCTGCAATCCATCGAACGTCAGGCAGCTGATCGCCCGCATCCGAGAGCTTGAGCAGGCGCAGCAGTGGATACCGTGCAGTGAGCGGTTGCCGGAGATTGCCCAGCGCCTGGACTCACCGC